AGGAAATGTAGTATCATGTTTTCCTATAGATAGTTTAGATATATTTAAAGAAGCAATGGGTGAATATGCTGATTATGTTTTAAACTTTATTGATAACATGAATAGTGTATTTAACTTTGGTGATGATTGGGGAATGTATATTCCTGAAGTAAAATATTTAAGTCCTGAACCATTAGTTAATTATCATAACTTGTCATTAACAACTTATCCAAATGTATACTTTGTAGGTGATGCACTATCAGCTCGTGGTATTACAGTATCAGGTGCACACGGTATTTACGTTGCTGAATCTATTATTAGATATAATGCATTGGTAGAATTAACACAATTAGAACAATATTAAAACAAACATATGACTAAAAGAATAAAAACAGAAGACGGAAGTATTGTATATTATTTAGATGGTAAAATGCACAATTTTGATGGCCCCGCTTACATTCCACAGGGTAACAAACGTTTAGCTGAATATTACTTGTTCGGAGTTAAATATACTAGAGATCAATGGGATGCTTTTAAAAAAGATGTGAATGGTGTTCCGTTCTATAAAACAGCAGTTGGTAAAGCATCAGGTGCTAGAGTTTAAGCAGAGTAATAATCGTACATTTATGGTATGAGAGGAAGACCAAAAGAAGTACAAATAGAAGATCAACCTAGGAAATTTACTAGGGTATATGAAGACGATGACTCTATTGAAACATGGAAATTTGACTTAAATAAGTTTGATAGAGGACCAATTGAGGTAGATATCAAATATAAAGCTGGTGCTGAAAAACGTTTGAAGCAACAGGCTAAAGATGCTAAAGCAGAAAAGAAAATAGCACGACAAATGAAAAAAATAAACGAAAGAAACAAATAATATGCAAACAACTTTACTTATTATTATCATCATATTGTTATATAACATACATAAAAATACAGAAAAAAAATAATATGAGAATAGGATTAGCAGGAACAATGAGTGTAGGTAAAACTACATTAGCTAGAGCATTAGGCGAATTAGATCAATTTAAAGATCATGTTGTTCAAACTGAACGCAGTAAATATCTTAGTGGATTAGGTATTCCATTGAATACTGATTCTACATTACCAGGTCAATTTATATTCTTAGCTGAACGTGCTAGTGAATTATTGCAACCTAATATTATTACAGATCGTACTATTTGGGATGTATGTTCATTTACGTTATCATCTAAAACAATAGGTGATTGGGAAAAGCGTGCATTTGTTGAGGCAGCTATGCATCTTCGTAACCATTATGATCTAGTTATTTATGTATCACCTCGCGGAGTTGAAATGGAAGATAACGGTGTTCGTGAAACTGATTTAGGTTATCGTTTAAAAATTGATAAAGCTATTAAATTAGCGTTGGATGAATATAAACCTAATAAATTGATTGAGGTAGAAGGTACAACTGAGGAACGTATTGCGACAATTTTACAAAATATTTAATATTTATACATATAATATGAACAATCCAACCATGAAAAAATCTGAATTACAAGATATTATCCGTGAAGCCCTGATTGAAGTAATTGAAGAAGGTATTCCTGAAGATAAAAAAGCACAAGACGCGGCATTAAACGCTGAAAAAGCACAAATTGCTGCTCTTAATAAGAAAAAATCTGAATTAAGTTCTCAAAAAGTATCAGCCGTAGATGAACCTGGTAGAAAAGCAGAAATTGATGCTATTAATAAAAATTTACAAGCATCACAAACTAGGCTTACTAAACTATCAAAACCAGGTATCCCATCAACAGAACTAAACGAAATGGCAAATGTTGGTATCCGTTATCAGTTAGCAGATGATGTTACACCAGAACAAATCGCAGCATTTACCGGTAAAAAAGCTAGAATCGTACAAGCTATTCAAGCTGCAGGATCTGCTGTTTCAAAAATGAACGTAGCAGGTGATATGGGATATGATAAACAAAACCCAATCAATAAAGATTTCATGGAATTAGTTGATGCCGGTGTTATTGTTCCTTCAGGTGAACAAATAGCAAAAAGACCAACTACAAGACCAACAACACAAGCAGGAGAAGAAGCACCAGCAGGTGATGCTAATGCTCCTTTCTCTCCAGAAGAATTAGCTGCATTAGGTATATCAGGTAAAGAAGAACTTTCAGATGAAGAAGTTGATGCCTCGTTTGCAGCAGCTAAAGCATCAGGTGAAGAAGAACCAGAAGAATTACCAACAGATGGTGGTGAAAAAACTACAACAGGTGGTTCTAAAATGTCTGATGATGAATTTGATGCTTGGATGGATTATAAAGAATTAGAGCGTCGTTTAGCAGCTACAAAATCTAATATCTTAAAATCAAAACGTTCTAAATCAGTTGCTGGGGATATCGCTGATAGACCTAATGATGAAGTAGCTCGTTTACGTGATCTTAAGAAAAGATTAGAAGATAAAATGGCAGCTTTAGCAGCAAAATATCCAAAATTAGCAGGGGAAACAGGTGAAGCACCAGAAATTGAAGTTCCAGAAGAGGAAGAAGATACAGTGGATGAAGGATTAAAACACCGTTTCCAATATTACGCAGGAATTAAAAAATAAAATATGACAAAAATTAAAAAGTTATTACCAACATTATTGCTTATAGTTATAGGCATTGTTGTTGTAAGCGTTGTTTTTGAAAAATGCGGCGCAAACACAAACCACAAAGAATTTAAAGCACAAATGGATAGTTTACATAAAGTAAATGATTCATTGTTTGCTGAAATTAAAAAAGATGATTCTGTTATTGATTCATTAAATCAAGTTGATGCTGATTTGAAAGACAAATTAGCTCACCAAAAAACTAAAATAGTTAAAATTGTAGAAATAGTTGAGGTAGAAAAAAACAATGTTGATTCTTATTCTGAAGCTGAATTAGTAAGTTCATTTAATAAGCGCTATCCAACAGACACAATTACTAATCCATTACCAGTAGCACAACCAGTATTAGTTAGTGCAGCTAAGGATTTAGTAGAATTAGACGGAGCTAAACAAATTATCGTATTAAAAGACAGCTCAATCGCTACATTAGAAACTAGAGTATCAGGTAAAGATAGTGTTATTAACAAATATATTGCTAAAGAAGATAAATACAAATTAATTTTAGTTAATAAAGATAAAGAAATTGCTGGTTGGGAAGATCAGTACAATAAATTAGACATACAATATAAGAAACTAAAAGTTAAATCTAAATTCCAACGCATAGGAAGCTATTTAATTATTGGTGGATTAGGATATTTAATGTTAGCTAAGTAAATTACCCTTGCATACCCATGACTAGCCTGTTCGCGAGAACAGGCTTTTTTTATATATTTATATACAACATATAATATATGAGTGAACAAAATATAAAAGATGTAATTAAACAGGAATATGTTAGATGTGCAAGTGATCCTGTACATTTTTTTAGAAAATATTGTTATATTACACACCCAATAAAAGGTAGAATACTATTCCATCTATACCCATTTCAGGAAGCAGTATTACATTCTTTTAGAGCAAATGATTATAATATTATCAATAAGTCTCGTCAGCTAGGTATTTCTACCTTATGTGCTGGTTATGCTTTATGGTTAATGTTATTTCATAAAGATAAAGCAGTACTTTGTATTGCAACTAAGCAACTTACAGCACAAAACATGGTTGAAAAAGTTCAATTCATGTACAATAACTTACCTTCATGGCTAAGAGGATCTAAACCAGTAGCATCAAACCAAACATCACTTAAACTATCAAATGGGTCGTTTATTAAAGCGACTTCTGCTTCCAGTGATGCTGGTCGTTCGTTTGCAGTATCTTGGTTGATTATAGATGAGGCTGCGTTTATTGAGGGCATTGATAAAATATACACCGCAATTAAACCTACAATCTCAACAGGTGGTGGTTGCGTAGCATTATCTTCACCAAACGGTGTTGGTAACTGGTTCCATAAAACTTGGGTTGATTCTGAACTTAGACAAAATGACTTTTTCCCTGTTCAATTGAAATGGAGTGTCCATCCTGATAGAGATGAGGCATGGGCTGAAAAGGAAAAGCAAAACATGTCTGCTAGAGACTTTGCACAAGAATATGATTGTGACTTTTTAGGATCAGGAGCAACAGTAGTAGATCCAGAAACATTATCCTATTATGAACAATTTATAATGGATCCTGTAGAACGTCGTTTTATGGGTGGTGATTTTTGGATTTGGAAATACCCAGATTACAACAAACACTACATTGTGTCTGCGGACGTAGCTAGAGGAGATGGACAAGACTATTCTGCATTTCAAGTTGTTTGTGTAGAAGACTGTGAACAAGTAGCAGAATTCAAATCACAAATTGGTACTAGAGAGTATGGAAATATGCTAGTATCAGTAGCTACTGAATATAACAACGCATTGTTAGTAGTAGAAAATGCTAATATAGGATGGGATGTTGTTAATACAATTATAGAAAGAGAATATTCTAATTTATATCATTCCCCTCGTGCATATGGTGAAATGAGTGCTGACAAATATCTATCAAAACTAGATTCAGGACAAACAGTTCCTGGATTTACTACATCAGCTAAGACAAGACCACTTGTTATCTCCAAAATGGAGTCGTACCTTCGAGATAGAGCATTTACATTCTATTCAAAACGCTTAGTTGAAGAATTAAGAGTGTTTATTTGGATGCATGGTAAAGCTCAATCCCAATCAGGATATAATGACGACTTAGTAATGTCAACATCCATGGGTTTATTTATTAGAGATACTGCTGCTAGATTTTCACAAATAGGACGTGATTTAGCAACAGCTAGTTTAATGAATATAAGAAAAACGGGTAATGAAATGTACGGAGGTGGTGCATGGATATCCGGTGGCGGTAATCCATACGCTATAAAGGATAATTATGGAAATGTAGAAGACACACGATGGTTATTGGAATAGAATATTTATTGATATACATACTAAAATAGAAAAATGGCTAATACAGATTTATTTTCAAGGTTAAAACGATTGTTTTCAACTGACGTAATTATAAGAAACGTTGGTGGAAACCAATTAAAAGTGGTGGACACAGATCGCACCCAAGCCTATGGAAGTGCTCAAACAAATAGCTTAGTAGATCGCTTTACGCGTTTACATAGAACTAGCATGTCAGCTATGTTCAACCCTGCTATTAACTACCAAACATTAAGAACTCAATTATATAATGATTACGAAGCAATGGATACAGAATCCATCATTGCTTCTGCTCTTGACATTGTATCAGATGAAACAACATTGAAAAATGAGGCTGGTGAAATATTACAGATTCGTTCATCAGATGAAAAAGTACAAAGAGTATTATATAACTTATTTTATGATATTTTAAATATCGAATTTAGTCTTTGGCCTTGGGTTCGCCAAATGTGTAAGTATGGTGATTTTTATTTATTCTTAGAAATCAACAGCGAGATGGGGGTATACAATGTTATGCCTTTATCATCATATGAATTAGCAAGAAAAGAAGGTTTAAACCCAGCTAATCCATTTGAGGTTTATTATGAATATGACCCTAACGCTTTAGCTAGTACTATTCATATGGATAAAAGCGGTATGAAAAAGCGTTTTGAAAACTATGAAGTAGCGCATTTTAGGCTATATGCTGACGCTAACTACTTACCTTATGGACGTTCGTTTATTGAGCCTGCTCGTAAGGTTTACAAGCAATATACATTAATGAAAGATGCGATGTTAATTCATCGTATTATGAGATCACCAGAAAAACGTATTTTCTATGTGGATATTGGTGGTATACCAGCTCATGAAGTTGATAACTACATGGAACGTATCACCAACAAAATGAAGAAAACTCCATTTGTTGACCCACAAACAGGTGATTATAATTTACGTTTCAATATCCAAAACTCATTGGAAGACTTTATTATACCAGTTAGAGGTGCAAACCAAAACACTAAGATTGATACATTAAAAGGTCTAGAATATAATGGTATTGAAGACGTTAATTTCCTACGTGATGAAATGTTAGCTGCCCTTAAGGTACCTAAAGCATTCTTCGGATTCGAAAAAGATTTAACAGGTAAAGCAACATTAGCTGCTGAAGATATTAGATTTGCTCGTACAATTGAGCGTATTCAAAAGGTTATTGTATCAGAACTACACAAAATTGCATTAGTTCACTTATATACTCAAGGATTTGATGGTGATTCATTAACAAGCTTTGAATTATCATTAACACCTCCATCAATCATCTATCAACAAGAACAGGTAGCAATGTGGAAGGAAAAAGTATCATTAGCTAAAGATGCTATGGATACTGGTTTATTACCTTCAGATTTTATCTATGATAGAGTATTCCAATTCAGTGAAGATCAAGTAGATGAATTACGTGACTTAGTGATGGAAGACAAAAAACGCATATTCAGATTACAACAAATTGAAAATGAAGGTAATGATCCAGCTAAAACTGGTAAGTCATTTGGTACACCACATGACCTAGCTTCATTATATGGTAAAGGTAGAAATGGTAACGGGGTTGTACCTATGGGATATGATGAAAAAGATCCTGTTGGAAGACCAACACAAAAGGCATCTATATTTGGTACACAACAACACTCATTAGGTAAAGACCCTATTGGTAAAGGCGAGTACAATAGTACACCTGCTGTTGAGAAAAACCCAATGCAGACTGCTTATAAAGGCGGTTCACCATTAGCCCTATCGGAATTACAACGCGCCAAAGAAGCAGCAGAAGCTAAAACTATTAGCTTATACGAAAGCACTAAACCAATAGAATCAGATTTATTAAACGAGAATAATATCAAGGGTATAGAGAAATAACATATTTATACGTAGTGATTACATACTTTTTATGAAAATTAAACATAACAAATACAAAAATACTGGAATCCTATTTGAACTGTTGCTTAGACAAGTAACATCAGATACAATTTCAGGTAAGGACTCAGCGTCTTTACCTTTAATTAAAAAGTATTTTAGTAAAACCGAATTAGCTAAAGAATACAAGTTATATCAAACACTTGTGTCTAATAAAGCATTATCAGAAGGTAAAGCTGAGTCGCTAATCAACACAACGTTAGAATTACATTCACGTTTAAACCGTACTGCTCTTCGTAAGGAAAAATATAACTTAATTAAAGAAATTAAGCAACATTATAACTTAGAAGAGTTTTTTAAAGCTAAAGTACATAACTATAAGCAACACGCTGCTATTTATACTTTAATGGAAGCTTATGGCACATTGGAGTTCGTAGATCCTGCTAATATTATTGATAATAAAGTAACATTGCTTGAACACATCACTCGTAAAGAGGTAAATAAAGAAGGTGTTAAAGACCGTGTTATGGAAGAATACAGTTCATTAGATAAAGGAACTCGTATCTTAGCTTACAAAATGTTGGTAGAAAAATTCAATGAAAAGTATGGTGATTTAACACCAGATCAAAAATTAGTACTAAAAGAATTCATCAACAATGTATCTAGTACTACTAAATTAAAAGAATTCGTTAA